GGTTCTGATGGAGGGCGACGGCGCGGACCTGACCTCGAACCCGGAACGGGAGAGGCGCTGGTTTGACGTGGACTCTCGGCATAAGCGCCTGCGGGTAGTGGATATCTGGTACAAGAGTGGAAAAGGGTGGAAGTGGTGCCTGTTCACGGGCTCGATGAAGATCGACGAGGGCAAGGGCTACTTCTACAATGAGAAGGGAGATATGATATGCAAGTATATCATGTTCTCCAGCTTCGTGGATCATGACGGTGATCGCTATGGCTTCGTCCGTAATCTACGTTCATCCCAGGATGAGATCAACCAGCGCCGCTCGAAAGGCCTACATGAGCTGGTTTCGCGTAGGATCAAGGCGGAAGATGGAGCATTTGCTGATATTGAGGTTACTCGACGGGAGGCCATTCGACCGGACGGTGTGGTTATCTACAACAAGGGCTTCGAGATGGAGTTCGATGATGCAGCGCGCATCACTAACATCGAAGGCCAAATCAAGTTCCTAGAGGATGCGAAGAACGAGATAGAGAACTTCGGCCCCAGCCCGGCCCTAATAGGTCAGGGCCTCGAGTACAAGTCCGGACGCGCGATCAACCTGCTCCAACAAGCAGGTATCGCCGAGCTGGGGCCGTTCGTTATAGGCATAAAGAACTGGAAACTGCGTCTTTATCGGGCTATTTGGAACGCTGTGCAGCGATATTGGACCGCTGAGCGCTATATTCGGGTTACAGACGACGCGGGACTCGCGCAGTTGGTGCAAGTCAACGGTGTAGGGGTGGATGAATACGGGCTTCCGCGGCTCGTGAACTCGATTGGGACGCTAGATGTCAACTTCTCCCTGGATGAGGGCCCAGATGAGGTCAACATGATGGGAGATGCTTATGACACGCTGGTCGCCCTCACCGCTCAAGGGGCTAATATACCTCCACAGATCCTACTTGAGCTTGCTCCGCTACAAGGTCAGCTCAAGCGGAAGCTTTTGGCTCTTCTGGAGCAGAAAGATCCTGTGGCTGAGCAGGCTAAGGCCATTACGATCGCTGGTGAGGCGGCTAAGGTCGATGAAACGAAGTCCAAGACCGCCCTCAACATAGCCAAGGCTCAGGAGGCCGCCCAGAGCAACGATCCCCGTGAAAAACAGCAAGAATTGGCTATGAAACAGCAAGAGCACGGGATGAAGATGCAGGAAAGCGTCATGAAGGTCCAATCCGCACAGAAACTGGCGCAGATCAAGGCCTCGACCGAGTTCAGCAAGCTTCAGTCTACCCAGCAGATGGGACAGCAGGACATTCAGCTGAACGCTATGAAGGGTCAACAGGATCTGCGGCACAATGAACTGAAGGGTCAACAGGCCCTGGTCCAGGGCGAGCAGAAGCACCAGATGATGCTGAAGCAGGCCGCCCAGAAGCCCAAACCCGCTGGAGGTACCAGTGGCAGATGATCTCGGACGAAGACGCTTCGCGGAAGAGCTTCAGGACCCTCAGGTCCGGGACAAGCTCCTGGCCTATACCAAGGCCGAGGTCGGTGGGCAAGGGCCACAGGCATGGCAGGCCTTCATCGAGACCACGCTCAATCGGGCTGTGGCTCGGCGAAAGTCGCTGGCCGATGTGTTGTCTGGGGAGTACTTCCCGGGGGTGACTCATCAGCGTGCCGCGCGCGGGGTAGATCAAAACACTCGGACCGCGTATGATCCAGTGGTACAAAGCGTCCTTGGAGGCTCGAACATAACCAACTACGCTACAGGCAATGCCTCGGGCACGGTAGGCTTCGCTGGTGGTCCCCAGACCTACGCTGCCGGAGGTGAACGCTTTGGCATCGAGGGACCTGACAAGGGCTGGTGGACACGGATCGGTGCTCCAGGTCCGGGAGCTGTTGGGAGTGTGCCCTATACATCGGCACAGCCCCAAACGCTCGCAGGGCTTCAGTCCCAGATGGTCCCGCCCCCGGCAAAGCCAGGGTTCACGTATAAGGACTTCTTCGAGAACGGGATACTAGGAGGATAACATGAGTGGGTTCATCGGGACGCTAGTTGGTATCATAGTTGTCCTAATCATAATGGGGGTGATCTGGTGGGCTGTTCAGCAGCTGCTGCCGTTGATCCCGCTGCCAGAGCCGTTCAGACGGATCATTAACATACTTATGATGGTGATCCTGATACTGGTTGTTGTCTGGGTGATATTGGTGCTGTTGGGAGCTGCGGGCATTCATGTCCCTGGGCCCTTTCGGTTCGGCTGAGAGGATTGATCCCGCCCCGGCCACGCTACAGCCGGTTCCAGATATCTGTGTAGGGTGCTGACATGCCACTGATCAAAGGGAAAGACCCAAAAATTATCTCGCAGAACATACGTACCGAGATAAGCGCGGGAAAGCCACAGAAACAGGCGGTTGCCATTGCGCTGAATACAGCTGGCAAGGCAAAGCCCGCAGTCGCGGGGCCAGTCCGCCGCGGAGGAATTGATCACTTGAAAGTGGGGGATTATCGGAGACGATGAGACCCTTTACACCCGATGACAACTGGTGGCGACGGTTACTCTGTCGAGTGATAGTCGCATATAGTCTGTGGAAACGCAAATGTCGGACAGTGACTTCAGCCGGTTCATCCGGCACCTGATGCGGAGAATGCGTCGCAGGAAGCTGCATCGTGGGATGCGCTATGCGCTCCGAGACACTTTGATGGAATTGCGTCTGCACCACGAAACGGTGCCTCGCCGCCGGGGGCGATAGCCCCGGATACGTAAACGCTACGAAACAGCGGAAGGATGGAAGATGGCAGACGACGATAAGAGCCCCGAGCAGCTCCAGCAAGAGATGTTCGATCTAGCACAAGTGACTCCCCCAGCGGAGCCTCCGGCAGAGCCGGAACCTGCCCCGCCCCCAGCACCGGAGCCTCCACCTCCGGCCGCTGTGGAACCTCCCGAGCCGGGCGTTCCGACTTGGCGGTTGAGGGAGGAGGCCGAAGGTCGAAGAGCGGCTGAAGATCGAGCGAGGGCGCTGGAAGCGCGCCTGAACGAGATCGCGACGCATTTGCGTCAAGCGGAAAAGAAGCCGGACTTCTTCGAAAACCCTGACAAGGCCACGGAAGAAATCATCCAGCGGTATCTACGGCCTGTTGTTGAACAGCAGAACGCTACTACGATGTACAACAGCAAGCTAATCGCTGAGACCCGGCACGGGCAGGATAAGGTCGCGGAGGCTGAACAGGCATTCCTTGATGCCAGGGCTCAGCAAACCCTCGACGTGGCCGACTACGAGCGTGTGGTGCAGTCACCGAACCGCTACGACGCGGTCGTGCAGTGGCACAGGAAGCAAGCTACCCTTGCTGCCGTTGGTGACGATCCTAACGCTTGGTTTGAGAAGAAGCTGGCTGAGAAGATGGCTGATCCCACCTTCCAGGCCAGTATGCTAGATAAGGTTCGTGGAAGCGCTGCCAGTCGACCGTCTGAGACACGACTTCCCCCGTCGCTCTCAAAGACCACCGCCTCCGCCGGAAACACGGAGAAGATGGGCGATATGAGCCACGATAGCTTGTTTCGATATGCCATGAGTAATGGCAAAGAGAGATGAGCGCATGAGCCATACCGGAACAAAATGTTTTGATATGGCTCGAGTCAGGAAAGGGTTACAGCCATGGCTGTGACAACCATTCAAGACAATAACAAACTCGTTCGGTATACAGAGGAAATCAACCGAGAGTTTGTTAGAGGTAATCAGTTCTCGCCCTACATGAGTGAGGGCCTGAACGCGGTTATTCGTATCCGCAGCGAGCTGAAGGCAGGCGGCGAGGATATGAACATCCCGCTCGTCTCGCGCCTTCAGGGAGCTGGCGTGGCGACACAGACGCTGGTCGGAAACGAAGAGAAGATCGACAACTACGGTATGCGAGTCAGGATCGAATGGGCTCGTAACGCTGTGGTGACTACGAAGTCTGAGTCTCATAAGGACTCAGCCGACGTATTTGGGGTGGCGAAGCCGCTCTTGAGCGACTGGGGTAAGGAACTTCAGCGGGACGAGATCATTGCCGCGCTGATGGCCCTGCCGACCGAGACCCTTCCGCCGTCAAGCGGCGGCACGAGGGTCAATGGTATCCAGTTCGATCAGGCTTCGACGGCTCAGAAGGACGCGTGGCGCGCTGCCAATTCGGATCGTATCCTATTTGGTAACGCAGTGTCCAACAACGCGACGGACTTTGCTACGTCTCTTGGTCAGTGCGACACGACCAACGACAAGTTCACTGCCACGAACCTGTCACTGATGAAGCGGCTCGCAATGAATGCTGATCCCCATATCCGTCCCTATCGGACTGATGATGGGTATGAGTACTACATCGCGTGCGCAGGCACTAACGCGTTCCGCGACCTGAAGATCTCCCTGGAGACCATCAACAAGGACGCAAGGCCCCGCGAACAGTCAGGGCCATATGGCGCTACCAAGAACCCTATCTTCCAAGATGGCGATCAGATCTATGACGGAGTGATTGTCAGGTGTGTTCCTGAGATCAGCCGCTTCGTGGGCACGACTGCCAACCCTGGTCCCTGGGGTCCGGCAGGCACTGGCAACCTCCTGCTTGGAGGTCAGGGTGGCACTACGCGGGTCGAGCCTGTGTTCATGCTCGGCCAACAGGCTGCAGTCTTCGCGTGGGGTCAGATGGCCAAGCCCACGTTCCGCAAGGAAGACGACTACGGCTTCATCACTGGCGTCGGCATCGAGATGGCCTACGGCGTCGGCAAGATGTTCAAGCGGCACCCGTACACCTCGACCACTCTTAAGCAGTGGGGCGTGGTGAATGGGTTCTTCGCTTGTTCGTCTGATTGAGGAGGGCTCATAACATGGTAACGTCACTCAACAACAGGGGAGCCGCTCGCGAAGCCGGATATGAGTTCGTGCAGTATATTGCTGCCCGAGCCGCGCCGACTGGCGGTGTCTCTGTCTACAGCATCAAGGTTGGTACGCTCCCGGCGGGAGCTATCATCCTCGCTGCCTCTACCAACGTGGAGACGGCTATCACTGGCTCTACTCCAGTGTTTGGTATTGGTACGACACCTACCGGTTCGGAGATTGCTGCCACTATCGCATTGACGGCAGGCAGTCTTAACACAGTACCACTTGCGGCGTTGGTGATGCCACTCGTGGCCGACACCGATGTCTATGCTAACATCACCGGGACGGCTACTGGTGATGCCTACATCATCGTTCAGTTCGTCAAGCCACTTGCGTAACCGACCTCGTCCAACTGGGAGGGGGTAGTCCCCTCCCGCTTTTACGGAGAGTGAAATGGCCCAACACAAAGACGAAGACAAGGCGAACCCCCCGCAGCTGGATACTCACGTGCCGCCCTCGCAGCAGTCGGCCCAAGGGCCGGTGCCGAAGCCGGGTGAGCCCGTAGTGCCGAACCCTATGGCACCGCCTCCGGCTCAGGCGATCCCAATCCCGGAGGAAGCTCAGCCCAAAGAGGACGACAAGTCCAAGTCCAAAAAATAGTGGAGGAAGATATGGCTCGAGTTAAAGTAACCTGGCTTGGTACTGGTGATCCGTTAGAGGCTAAGGTACTCGACTTTGGCCCATACAAGCTTCCGCGGGGAGTTCCTGTCGAGATCGGAGACGATCTTATCATAGCCGACTCTCTTAGCCAGAACAAACAGTTCAAGGTCGAGAGAGATCCGCAGTAGGAGGTGCTCGTGGGTACGCAACCAAGTCTTCGTGCTCGTATTCTGCCTCGGTTCCCGGCTCAGGTTTTGGCCGGGACCGGGATCACTATCACTAAGAATGGTGGTACCTACACTTTCGCGGCACAGGCCTATGCCAATATCCCTATAACAGCACTCCAGAGTATCCCGTCTGATCGACTACTCGGGCGGGATACCTCTGGCACCGGGGCAGTTGAGGTATTGACGGCAGGTGGTGGTCTGGGATTTAACGGGGCCGGAAGTCTGGAACTTACGGCCAATCACAGGATTAGGGGTGTTCCCGCCGCGCTGCTCATTGGAGCTACGCCTAGCGTGCAGGACACGTTGATCCCATACTCTTGTACTATTACGAGGGTCACTATCATTAGCGACGCGACGAGCGGAAATCCCACCATAACCCTCCAGAAGGGTAACTTCCCTGCGTGGCCGGGAGGTCTAGTGGATATCACGGGAGGAGTTAACCCTGTTCTTGTCGCGGGTAAGTATCAGAACAGTACCTTGGCTGGATGGACTACAGGCATTAACGCAGGCGATATCATTAGGTTCTCATCTACGACAGGTGCCCCTATCACGCGGTTGAACATCACACTGGAGCTTCTGCCGCTATGAAAACAACCAAAACCCGCTTCGAGCTTATACGCGAGGCTGCGGACAAGCTCAACATTGTCGGCACTGGTCAGGGACTCGAGGCGGAGTACTCAGAGAAGATCGATAATAACGTAGATCCGTTGGTAATGCAACTGGCCTCGGATAACATCTGTGAGGTAGTTAATGATGGGTATATCCCCGCTGAGTGGTTCGACTCGCTCGCGGGACTATTGGCCAACATCTGTGCTCCCGTGGCGGGAAAGAACTTCGATCCGCAGATCAAGGAGTACTATGAGAGTCGCTTACGCCGGTTGACCTCGAGTGGTCCCACTTATGGGACCCAGGAAGCTGAGTACTTCTGATGCCGTCTATTGTGTTTCCAACTACGTCAGCCCCGGCCACCAGGCCACAAGAGTCTGGTGGAAGGCTGATCAATGCCTATGTGGAGAAGACGCCCTATGGAGCACCATCACAGATCATCGTGAGGCGTTCCCCGGGTCTCCAGCGGATAGCAACGACTGCGATAAGTGGTCATACTAGAGGATTTCTTGACGCAGAAGCCGTTGGAGTATGGGCAATTAATGGTAGACTTATGAAGTTTGATAGTATCTTTTCTGTGACAGATTTAGGTCCGTTTGTAGGGACCGAACCAGTAACCTTCGGGCGGAATAACGCTCTTGTTAAACAGAATGTAGTTGTCAGCGAAAATGGCTGTTTTAATGTTGACACCAGTACCGGGATAACAGCCTTTGTCTCGGCCAACCTACCCGCCGGGCCAACAAGTGTTTGTGACTTTGATGGATACTTTGTCTGGTCATTTGGTGGAGGTCAGATCTATGCTTCCGATCTTAATTCTACTAATGTACAGGCGTTGTCGCTGAATACTGAGCAGGGCCTGTTCGTCAGGCGGGTGCTGCGGTATGCAGGGCGACTTTATGCCTTCGGAGATAAGTGGACGGGGGTCTATCGTGATGCAGGAACAAGTCCATTTCCGTTCGCGCGCGAGGTCACTATCCCTCGGGGTATCGTTGGGACTCATGCTGTCGCTGGTTGGGAG